TCGAGCAGGTGGTAAAGGAGACAGCGGAGAAAGCGGTAGCCAACGGGCAGCTTTCAGCAGTCAATCAGACGCAGATCAAAGCAGTAGTGGACAGTCTGAGTCAACAACAGGAGACGTTGAAGTCAACGGACGAGAAACTGGCTCAGCTGATTCAGATAATGCTACAGAAGCAGTAAAACTAGATTACGATCCCGAAAACCCTAATCTGTTCTGTGACCTGAGAGAGTGGAATAAACTCAAGCTTGTAAATCCACCGGCAAAACGCCACCAAGTCGCAAAGGATTGGTTGAAATTCAATTACCGACAGTGTGGTTATGGGGCGATGATCTACGTGAGAAACTCAATGCCAAGAGTTTTGGGTACAGCGCACCAAGTAGATGTAGATGTTCTGACATGGGAACTCATTGCCCCACAAGCAGAAAGAACGCAAGCCATGACTAAAAAGAGAAGATTATGACTCTTATGATCTTTGTTCTGGTTCTTCTTACACCTGGTGGTGTTCCAACAGGAGTAGAGCTTTATTTCCAAGAACTCACTTCCTGTTTAGAATATCGTGATGCGCTGGTTCATCAGTCTGTCCACCAACATAATTGGACTAGATCTAGAACAAATAAGTTTGATGGTTTCTGTGAGGTAAGGCTCATACCTCAAAGCGAAGCAGGTAAAGGTAAATACATATTTAGAGATCCTAAGAGAACAAAAAAAGACGATGACTGACGTACCACCATTTCCAAATAGTGTTCATGCACAACCTCCTAATCAAAAACACCAGATTCAAAAGATTGAAGTTGAACGTCTTCAAGCGCGAGAGACGAATAGAAAAAGTGAAGTGGTTACTACCTTTTATGATTCAAAGACTTATGTTTTTAAAAACGGTCAACTTAGTGAAGCTACACCAAAAGTAAGTGGTCAAAGAATATTGGTGACAGTGTAGATGGCAACCAAGGGTAGCTCACTAGATCTTAACGAAGGTACGGCCATACGCATACCTTTGGCTAATCTTATATCTCTTCTAGCAGCTACTGCAGTTGCAGCCTGGGCATATTTTGGATTGATCGAGCGGGTCACGTTTCTTGAGCACGATATGGATTTACAACAGGTCGATGTGGAAGCCAACAGCGAGTTCAGAATTAAATGGCCAAGAGGGGAACTAGGCTCTCTCCCTGCTGACAGCAGACAAGATCTCAAGATAGAATTGTTAGAGGAAACTGTTTCTAAGTTACAGCAACAGGTGGAGGAATTAAAAGAAGAACGCTATGAACGCAAAAAAATTGGAACCTAAATCCCGTTATGCAGAGTATGATGCAGATGGTGATGGAGTCGTAACCGACGAAGAATTAACAAAACATCAGGAGATGTTACAGCTTGAACTCCAAGAAGAAAAAGCAGACTCGCAAAGAAGAATGGCCTGGGTTGCTATTGGGAGTATGTGCGTTTTCGCTATTCTGCCTATTATTCCTTTTATCCCACCTGATCGACTTAGTACTTTAGCTAGTCTTAGTGATATGTTGTTCCTAAGCCAAGCATCCATAGTTGGTTTGTACTTTGGCGCTACCGCTTACATGGCTAAACGATGAGCATACTCGGATCTTTATTAGAACCAGCCACTAAGATTCTTGATAAGGTAATCGAGGATAAAGATCAGAAGAACGCGCTGGCGCATGAGATTGCGACCATGGCAGAACGCCATGCCCAAGAACTCGCAAAGGGACAGTTAGAAGTAAACAAAGCAGAAGCGGCACACAAGTCCTTGTTTGTTGCTGGGTGGAGACCTTTTATCGGTTGGATATGTGGCGTTGCGATGTTGGCAAACTTTCTTTTAATACCAATGGCAAACTTTGTTCTTGATCTCAGTGGCTCAACTAACACGATACCTTTAATAGAATTGGAAACCATGATGCCAGTTTTAATGGGCATGCTAGGATTAGGAGCGATGAGATCGTATGAAAAGGTAAAGAAGGTAAGTAGAGAAAATTAATGGAAAGATTAGTAAAAATGCTCAAGCTTCATGAAGGTGTGCGTAATCACGTTTATGTCTGCACCGCCGGGTACGAGACTATAGGCGTGGGACGCAATATCTCAGATTCAGGTTTGGGATTGACGGATGAAGAGATAAACATTCTTCTCATGAATGATATTGAAAGAGTTAAAAAGGAATTATCAACCTCGTTCAGTTGGTTTGTAGATCTCGATGAGGTCAGACAAAACGCAATTATAGATATGTGTTTTAATCTTGGTTTATCCAGGTTAAACCAGTTCGTAAAAGCATTGGATGGAATGGCTGCTAAAGATTATGACAAAGCTGCTGATGAGTTTATGGACAGCCGATGGAGTCAACAGGTTGGACAACGAGCAGTTACCGTGACTGAAATGATTCGCACTGGAGAGTATCAGTAATGCCTCTGGCTAAGTTTATCTTCAATCCAGGTATCAACAAAGAGGGTACTGACTACACTGCAGAGGGTGGATGGTTTGACGGAAACTTAGTTAGATTTAGAAAAGGTTTTCCAGAAAAGATAGGTGGCTGGCAAAAATACATACAAACCTCTTACGAAGGCACAGGCAGAAAGCTTCATGGTTGGGTTGACCTAGATGGCACAAAGCTTTTGGGTCTTGGAACCAGGTTCAAGCTATACATACAGGAAGGCACGAGCTACAACGACATAACACCTATTAGATCTACAACTGGCGCAGGTGATGTAACATTCGCTGCAACAGATGGTTCAAGCACAATTACTGTAACCGATACCGCTCATGGAGCTAATGAGGGAGACTTTGTTACATTCTCAGGTGCGGCATCTTTGGGTGGAAACGTAACGGCTGCAGTTCTAAACCAGGAATACCAGATAGCGACTGTCCCATCGACAAGCACGTTTACCATCACTGCAAAAGATACATCTGACGCAACAGTCACAGCAAACTCTAGTGATAGTGGTAATGGAGGTGGCTCTACCGTAGGGACATATCAGATAACAACTGGGCTGGATGTATTTGTTGATGGCACAGGTTGGGGTGTTGGAGCATGGAGTTCTGGTTCCTGGGGTTCAACTTCTGCTCTGACTGATGCAAACCAGTTGCGTTTGTGGTCTATGGATAACTTTGGCGAAGACCTAGTATCTAACCCTAGAGCGGGTTCTATTTATTACTGGGATAAAACAAATGGCCTAAACACCAGGGCTGTTGAGTTGTCATCATTGTCTGGAGCCAATCTTACACCGACAAAAGGTTTGCAGGTTATTGTTTCTGATGTTGATCGACATGTCTTGGTGTTGGGAGCAGATCCAATAAACGATGCAGGTACAGCAAGAACTGGTTCGATTGATCCATTGTTGATTGCATTCTCTGATCAGGAGAACGCTGCAGAGTGGGAACCAAAAGCAACTAATACTGCTGGTTCTCTCCGTTGTTCTGCAGGATCAGAGATAATAGGTGGGTTGAGAGCCAGACAAGAAACCTTGATATGGACAGACACGGCACTCTATAGCTTTCAGTTTGTCGGTCCACCCCTGACATTTGGACTTAATCTTATTAACGAAGGCATCAGCCTTATCGGTCCAAACGCAGCAGTGAATACACCGCAAGGTATATTCTGGATGGATAAAAAAGGTTTCTACAATTATTCAGGCGCAGTCAGCCCATTACCTTGTAGTGTTCACTCATATGTATTTGATGATATAAACGAGGGACAAGCATTTCAGTTTTTTGCGTTTGTAAATAAACAGTTCAATGAGGTGGGGTGGTTCTATTGTTCTGCAGATACAACAGTTATTGATAGATTCGTTGCTTATAACTATGTTGAGCAGACATGGAATATCGGACAACTATCAAGGACGGCTTGGTTAGATGAAGGAATCGTGGCATTCCCAAGAGCGGCAGGAAAGTCAAACTCCACGCACTTTTTGTATCAGCATGAAACTGGCAATGATGATGATGGCTCTCCTATGGACAACGTCTTTATTGAATCTGCTGATTTCGATATTGGTGATGGTGAAGAGTTTCAGTTTATTAAACGGATGATACCTGATGTTAAGTTCACTGGAACAGGTGGGAGCGATCAACAAATAAATGTGGTTTTAAA